GGCACAGGTGCAACCCGCCCAGACCCAAACTCCTGCGGCCGGCCCAAGTTCCACCCCACAAGGCGACTCGGTAGTCTTTACCGTTTGTCGCGTGCTAGATTCCTGTTTTAGCTACGTGGGGCGGCCTGTCGAGCCTGCTTACCGCAGTCAACCCCCCCCCGCCTCCTTACAAGCCCCCAATCCCGGTTCAATCCAGCTCCAAGGATGTTCCACCGCCTTTCCAACAGGCGCGCGACCTTGAAGGCTACGTGCTTGGTCAAAAGGAGAATGAACACGCTGCGGGCGTGCTCGGGGCGTGGCTTCCAAGGGTCCAAGGTGTGAACCAGACGCTCATCACAGACGCTGACCGTGATGGGTGTGAGCCAATTCCCGATGACAGAGCTGTCACGGACCGAGGGGTCCGGCGCACACGTGCCGACCTTCGGATCATTCAAGTCAAGTACACCTCCGTGGTACGTTGGCGCGCGGCGTTGTGGGCGGCATTGATGGGCACCTCAGTTGTGGGTGTCATCACTGGCATCCGCTATAGCGCCCCGATCGCCATGCTGGCGGCCCTCGCGGGTTGCCTGACCGCCTGGAACTTTGACCGACTTAGGACAGCCAAGGAGTTCATCTACGCGCCTCATGCGGTGGCGTGTGTTGTCAAGGAGTTTAACCCGCTCACATCACCCGACGTCGTTCGCATCACTGTCGCCAGTAAGTTGCTTCAACTGGCGACCATCCCAGTCCCGTGTGCCCTTTCTGTTGCCCTCAACGTGGGAAACTGCGCAGCCATTGAATCCGTCTTCAAGGCGCAGGATTTTCGCGTGGCGCCCGGCGGTCTCCGCTGGGCCCCTCTTTGAGGAAGACCTATGCCCTGGGGGCTAGGTGTGATGAGGTCCCTCTGGCCTCACCACGGGAACCCACCCTCGATACCGCCTCGGGGGAGTCGATTGAGGTTCGGGCAGGGCGGAGGCCGAGGAGGGCAATGTTCCGACAGTTAGGTGAAGACGTCTGTGTCCCGGGGTTCGCCCCAATCTCCATGGACACGGGTGACCCCGAAACTGTGGCAAATGGGTTTAAACAACGCATATGCCGGGACGTGCCCACACCCAATGACGCGCGACTAGCCGAACTCAAGAGGTTCGTGGCCGCGTGGCTCAAAGAAAACCTCCCAGTCGTGGAGGTATGGCCGTTTGAGAAGTGGCTCGAAAGTACATCGTACAACGAGGCTAGGAAGGAAGAACTTAGGCGTGCTCACGCTAGCCTGAGAGGTGGATCTCCTACCAAGCACGATTGTTCGAAGTTGAACTCCTTCGTGAAAGCGGAGGGGTACGACGCGTACAAGTGGCCACGTCTCATCAACTCGCGTTCAGACAAGTTCAAAGTCTGGGCGGGGCCGGCCATCAAAGCAGTAGAAGAGGTGGTGTACCGAGTCCCTGAATTCGTCAAACACACCCCAGTTCCCGAACGTGCCGCTAAAGTCAAGAACATGAAGCAAGCTGGCTTGCGCTACTTCCAAACTGACTTTACGGCGTTCGAGTCACATTTCGACCCTGATGTCATGGATGCACTCGAACTCCAGCTCTATCGCCATTGTCTTGGCAACTGGGCTGGCACGCGGCTCTACTGCAAGACCATGTCCGGTCTGAACCACATGCGTGTCCGCAAATCCGTCACGGCCGTGAAAACTGCGCGTAGGATGTCGGGCGACATGTGTACTTCTCTCGGAAACGGCTTTTCCAACCTGATGTTGGCCAAGTTCATTGCTGCCCGTCGTGGCGGCAACCTTAATGGCTTCGTCGAGGGAGATGACGGTATTTTCGCCACTGACTTTGAACTCAAGGCTTCCGACTATGAGGAACTTGGATTCACGATCAAGTGTGTGGAGGTATCCGATCCCTGCCGCGCTTCATTTTGCGGCATGGTTTTCGCCGAATCCGGGCAAATCCTGCGGGACCCGCGCCACTTCTTGGCAAATTTTGGATGGACCACGTCTTACATCCATGCGGGCCCTAAGATCATGAAGGAGTTGCTGAAAGCTAAGGCTCTGTCGGCAGCGTACGAGACCCCCTGTTGCCCCATCGTGACAGCGGTAGTGTCCCTTGCGTTAGCCAAGACCGAGCGGGCAGATCCGCGGTTTCAATATGACGGTTACCATAGTGCTGTGTGCGAAAGCGCGCGGCCGGGTAGCCCGACACCTGATACCCGCGAGCTGTTCGCCCAGCTTTACGGCATACAGGCCCCAGTCCAGGAGGAGATCGAGCGGCTCGTAAGGGCCGGTCGCCTGGGCGAAATTGGGCCCTATCTGCAGCCCCACCCTGACATGTTACATTATTATGCCAGGTATGTTCAAGTGGGGTGACGAACCACCCGTCAGCAGC